AGCGGTTCTCGGTGGACTCGACGACCCAGATGTCGTGGCCGCGGGACTGGACGACGGCGCGGAGCGTGGCGGCGCGGGCGGCGGCGGTGCCGTCGATGATGTCGAACGACCGCAGGGCGGCCATCGGGGACAGGCCCACTTCGGTGCCGGACAGGATCGCGGCGGTGGCCTCGTGGGGCTTGTCGCGGAACTGCTTGGGGACGAACGAGGTCTTCACCAGCGATTCGGCGATGGCGTGGGCGGCGCGGGCCGCGTCGGCCCACTCGACGAGGGAAGCCACGCCGGGGGTGTAGTCGGGGACGGGCGCGAGCTGCGCACCGTCGTGGCGGGTGGCGAGCTCGGCGGTCATGCGACGTTCTCCGTTCGGGTCGGGGGTGTCAGCGGTGCGCCGACGTAGTCCTTGATCTCGTCCTCGCGCTTCGCGACGAACGCGGCGTGGAGGAACGTCTTGAACGGCTCACCGTCGGACCGCAGCGGCACCAGGTCGTAGCCGTCCGCGCGGACGTGGATCACACCGAGACGCGTGATGCCGTCAGGCATCGGCTGCTCGGACCCGTCCGCGGCGAGGTGGAACTCGAAGTTGCGGTAGGCATCGGTCTGCATGGCGTTCTCGCCGTACACGCCCTTCGCGGTCTTCACGTCCAGCAGCCACCGGTCGGGCCCGATGTCGGCCACCAAGTCGCCCGTGCCCGCGTACCACCACTTCCGGTTTGCGCCCGTGAACTCGACGAGGATCGGCTTCGGGTCCCAGTCGTCGAGGAACCGCACGTAGGACTCGACGTGCCCGGCGAGCTCGTCCGGCACTTCCACCTCGTCGCCGACGATCAGCTTCTCCGCCAGCTCGTGGACTTCCGTGCCGCGGTGCGCGGCGGCGTCCCGCTGGCTGTACGGGGCCTGCTTGAGCGCGGCCACGACAGCGCCGCGGCCCATCGACTCCATCTCGAGTAGCTGCGGCAGGTGGTCGGCGGCGTACTCGGCGACGGACTTGATGCCCCACCCGATGAGCGCCGGGGCGGGCACACCCTTCTTCAACAGGGTGGTGACGCCGCTGACGGCTTTCCCGTCGAGCTCGTACCGGTGTCCGTACCGGGTGGGGATCCTCTTGAGGGCCATCACAGACCCACCACCCGGAACGCCGAGTCGATCTCCTGCTCGGCGCAGTCCACGATCTCCGGCGACTCGGCGTAGTTGCCGGCGTGGGCGATGGCGTAGATGGCGTCGGTGAGCATTGTCCACAGTTGCTGGCGTTGTAGGTCGGTGGCGTGGGGGAGGCAGATGCGGAGCGCGGCGGCTTCGGCCGCGTCGGTCGCGCCTTCTTCGGCGAGGGCGCGGAGGAGTAGGCGGGCGTCGTGGTTGTGGCCGATGTCGGTGGTGGTGGCCCAGTTGTAAGCGGCGGGGTCGGTGGGGTTCACGACGCGCGCTCCCTGAGGATGCGGGCGGCGATGTGATCGAGGTCTTCGACTTCGTTGCCGCCGTCGAACAGGGATTCCGCATCGCTGTCGGAGATGTGCATCAGCTGCTGGGCGAGGCTGGCGATGCGGTACAGCTGCCCCGTGTCGGGGTTGCGGACGCAGCACGTCGTGGTCTGGGCACCCCGGCGGACGGGAGTACACGAGCAGTACTCGAACTCGCACGACGCGGGTTCGTATCCGGCGAGGAGGCAGGCGCGGCCCGCGACGCACGCCGTGGTGCCGCACGACCACACGGTCTGCTCGTGCTGCTCCGGGTGGGCGTGGATGTGACCGAGCACCTCGGCAACGGGGACGTGGCTTCGGACGGTCATCACGCCACCGCCTGGTGGTGCTCGTAGCCGGTGAGGTGCAGGTGCAGCCCGTCGGTGTCCACGTCGACCGTCCACGCAGTGTCCCCGTTGCGGAGGGTCGTCTCGTGGGGGTTGGTGTGGAACTCGGCTGCCCACCGCAGCAGGTCGCCGTATCCGGCGAGGTGCAGGTCGGCGCCTCCGGGGTGGACGGAGTACAGGACGGGGGCGGGGAGGCTGCGGTAGTCGATGAGGCCGCACACCTGCCGCAGCGTGTCGACGGTGGTGCTCATGACGCGGTCTCCCACGCCATCTCCCACGACAGCGGCTGGTGCGGAGCTCCGTGGAGCTCCTTCACCATCGAGTGCAGGTCGTCGAGCGTGTTGCTCGCGGCGAAGAGGCGCTGGGACTGGTCGTAGGACAGGCCGAGGATGTCTTCGGCGAGGCCCTCCGCGAAGCGACGTTCGCCGTTCTTCCTGATCTCGCCCCAGTCGTAGACGATCTCCCAGCCGTCCATCAGAACGGCCCGACCGGCGAAGCACGCCGCCGTACCGCAGAACCAGCGTTCCTGATCCCACTCCTCGGGGTGGGTGTCGATGTAGTCCATGACGGCGTCGATCAGGTCCAAGTTCGGGCTCTTCATGACGTGCTCCTTCTCGGCCAGATGTCGGCGCGGGTCAGTTCGCCGTGGATCACGGCTTCGGGGAGGCCGCCGTTGTGCCACAGGCCGCCCGACGGGCAGCGGTACTGCCGCTTCTTGTCGCCCCTGTGGTGCTGCCGGGCCCACTTCTTCGCCACGGCCCTGCGGCAGAAGCCGCGCTTCCCGCAGGTGGTGCAGGTGAGCCACCAGGTGAGCCCCGTGGCGGCGGTCACGACGCGCCGCCGGACAGGAGCGGCGAACAGCGCCACTCGACGGTCTCGACGGTCTCCGTGCCGACGACGACCCGCTCACACACGGCGGCGCGGTAGGCGCAGAGCCTGATCGTCAGGCCGTGGAGCGTCCCGTTCAGGTCGAAGTAGTTGTCGTCGCGGGGACCCTTCAGCAGCGGCACCGGCAGCGCCCGGACGGCCGCGACCATCTTGGCTTTCGGGTCGGTGCCGGACAGGAAGTAGAACGTCATCGGCGCATGCTTCCGACCTTCGTGGGGCAGCGGCAGTTCGTCGTGCTGCTCCAGGAGGTCGGCGAGCTGGCGGAGCCCCGCCACGTACTCGGTCCGGTCGGTGGTGGTCATGGCTTCGTCTCTTCCTCGTCGCGGTGGACGGTGACGGCGGAACGTGGAATGAGGAGGCGGGTGTCGGCCCAGGCGGTGCACCCGCCGGGGAGCCGGATGAGGGTGAGGTGGCCGGGGCAGGCGACGACTGTGGCGGGGACCAACACGGTGTCGTCGCGGCGGAACGTCACGTCGTCACCGCCACCACGTACAGGGCGGTCAACCCGGCCGCCAGCACCACGACCAGCGCCACGGCGAGGCCCTTGTTGCGGTTGCCGGCGAAGGCGGCTTCCACGTACCGGGAGGTCTCGTGGAAGGCGGCGAGGAGGACGAGGTACATGGCGATGAGGAACGCGGTGGTCATGGCGTCACCTCGCGCGGGTCGAACACCGGGCGGATCTCGGCGGGGAGTTCGGCGCGACGTACGGCGAAGCCGACGGAGGGGGGCTCGAAGAGCAGTTCGCCTGTACGCGTTGTGCCACACACCCACCAGAGGCGGTCGTCGCTCCTGTCCTCGGGCATCACGACCATGCCGGGCTCCAGCTCCGGGTCCACGTACGGCGGCTCAGGGGCGGGCATCAGGTCGGCTGGCCGGGCGTAGAAGCTGAACCCGTTGTCGGTCGTGACGAGTTGGTCGCCGACGGTCTCCAAAGGGCCCTTCACCGTTGCGCGGATCAGCACCCGGTCGCCGGGCTTGAAGTCGGTCATGACGCGCTTCCCTTCCGGGCTGCGATGCGCAGCACCGTCAACGCGAGCTGCGGCTTACGGCGGCGGAGACACAGCCGGGCCAGGCGCACCGCACGGCCGTAGTCGGCGATCACGACGCCCTCACCCGGCTTGCCAGCCGGAGCCCGGCGATGAAGGCCCACAGGACGGCGGCGGTCACGTTCAGCGCCGCGCCGAGAGTCGTGCCCGCCGCGACGGACAGGCAGCCGTGGAACACGGCGAGGACAATGCCGACGGCGATCACGACGCCACCTGGCCGATCGGGGTGACGGTGAACTCGGGCCGGACACCGGTCACCCGCTGCCGCTTGTCCGCAACCAACTCAGCCACCTCGAAGGCGCGTTCCGGGCCGGACGCGTACACCTCGCACAGGTGCTCCCCGTCCGGTTCGGTCCACCGCACCTGGTAGGCGTCCATCCACTGGGGCAGGCGGTGGCGGGGCAGTTCGCGGGCGACGTCGGTGTAGTGCTGCGGGGCGCTCATGCCGCACCGTCCACAGCGGAGTCGAGGGACAGGGCACCGTCGGCGGCGTCGAGGGCAGCGCGAATGTCGTCGCGTCGCGCCGGGTGACGGACCCACATCTCGGTGAGCGCGTCGTCCAACGTTTCGAGGTCACGGTCACCGAGCCGCAGCACGGTCACGTCCGGCTCCGGGCCGTTCACGACTGCACATCCGTGTACGAGGCCCGGCGCACCACGCGAAGGTCAGCGGGCGCAGCAACGAACCAGTCGGCGTGCCCACCGCCGTCCACCGTGACGAGCAGCAGTAGTCCGGCGGGGTTGGTGCCGACGGCAATGAACTGGACGTTTCGGCGGCGAGGATAGGCAGCACCGACGTAAGTGACGAAGTCGCCGAGGCTCGGCTCTGCCTCACCGGGGCCGGTCACGACGCCGCGTCCTCGTAGGACGCGCGGCGCACCACGCGGACCTCGGACGGCCACACGTAGCACTGGTCACCGGTCGACGGCTTACCCGCTGCGTGCAGACAGACGACCGGCTCGTCACCGTCGCTTGGCGACCACTCGCCGCTCAGCACGGCCGTGACGAGGAACTGGGTCTGGTTCTCCCGCCGGTCCCGCCAGATCTGGGTCTCGAAGGGGACCGGCTCGCCGACGTAGACGACGATGTCGCCGACCTTCGGCTCCGTGGTGCTGGATGTACCCATCTGCGATACTTCCTTCCGGGTCTGGCGTCCGCGTCTCTTGCCTTGCCGGGTGAGCGCGGGCGCCGATCTGTCGTTCAGGACGCCGTGCGTGTGCGGGACTCGATGAACGCCTTCAGGTCCGCCTCGGTGATCCGCGACCGCGCGCGCTTCGACCCCGGGGACCGGACATCCACCACCGGCAGGTCGCCGCTGGCGATCAGGTCGTAGACGGCGGACCGGCCGATCTGCAGCTGCTCGGCTACCTCGGCGGGCGTCAGCAGCCGCCTCGGCGCGGTCACGCCGCACCGGCCTGGTCGTGGCGCCGCTTCTCGAGCATCGACATCGGCACGTTCAGCGCCTCGGCGAGCCGCTTGGTGATCCGCGGGTTGGGTTCGCGGCGGCCGCTCTCCAGCTCGGACAGGTAGCTGAGGCTCATCCCGGCGGCGGTGGCGAGTGTGGTGAGGGTGTGGCCGTCCTTCGTGCGAAGGACCCGCAGCTCCGTCCAGGGACGGGTGTCCGGTTCGGTGGTCGGCGTCATGCGCTCAGGCTAGTGCGAAGTTCTGCGAAGTAGCAATAGTTTCGCGCGAAGTTCGCACGCCAGTTTTCGGGCGTTGTCCGATTGATGCCGGACTGTGCCATGCTTTGTCCATCCCAGGCGCAACCAGGCACGTGGCCGAGGAGCCCCGAGGTGTTGGACTTCGCAGAAGTTCGCTGCGACGATGGTTTAGTGACAGATCAGCAATGGCCCGCAGGCGCAGCAATCCAACGGGCCAGGGGCAACCTGAGCATCAGAGCCGCCGCCAAACGGGCCGGGATCAGCGAAGCCCGATGGCGTCACATCGAGCTCGGATACCAGATCGCCAGCGGCGGCCACAAACTGCCCGTGAACCCGCGACCCGAGAACGTCGTCGCCGTCGCCCGGGCCGTCGACCTCGACCCCGCCGAACTGTTCGCACTCATGGGCCGCGACGACTTCCCGCCGCTGCTCAGCATCCCCGTCCCCGAAGTGCGGCCCGACATCGTCGTAACCATCGAGGCCGGCAGCGACCTCACCGACGACGAACGCCAAGGCGCGACGGAGACGGCGCGTGCGGCGGCTGAGGCGTATGTGCGTGCTGTCCGCGAGCAAGGCAGGCGCGCGGGCCTTACGGCCGGAGATGATCGCTGATCGGCCTACTTCTCTGGTGATTTCTGCGACTCTGGACATAACGTGGGTTTCGCTCGTTGAGCGATCCACTGTTCTTGTCCCCGCCGGTGGAACCAAGGCACCGACGACCGCACAGCCCCCAGGTTGCGGAGGTCGCACAGCATGCTCGTCACAGAAGCCGCGATTCAACATCCGGTCGCCATCGCGCACGGCATCTCGGGTGCCGTGCTCGTGTTTCGGCACGGTGTCCTGCCCTCCACGGTTGTCCGGACTTTGGGGCGTCTCCTGCGTCACGCCCACGTTCCGGCGGAACCGTCCGCTCGCTACCCGGATTCGTGATCGGCCGTGGCGTCGTACACGAAGTTGCCGTCGGGTAAGTGGCGAGCCCAGGTGCGCCTCCCCAGCGGGCGTCGGCCGTCGAAGACGGATCCGTTGAAGTCCGTCGTGAAGCGGTGGGCGGAGGATGTGGAGGCGAAGGCCCGCCGCGGCGAGTACGCCGACCCGGTCGTCGGGAAGTTGACCGTGGCGGCGTTCCACGCCAGGTGGTGGCCGTGGCCGGGGCGGAAGGGTCAGCCGTTGTCGGATCACACGCTGCGGAACTACGGCCAGCAGTGGCATCTGCGGGTGGAGCCGTATTGGGGGCGTTGGCAGTTGTCGGCGATCCAGCGCGGCGACGTGGTGGAGTGGTGCGACGGGCTGAACCGGTCGACGCGGGTCGCCCACCCGGACCACCCCACGCGGACCGTGGACGTGGCGAAGCTGGCGAAGTTGGAGGCCGAGGGGTGGGAGGACTTGGGCCGGGCGACGCGCACCAACGAGATCGCCCGCACCATGTTCTCCTCGCTGCTGCGTGTCGCTGCCGAGAAGGAGCTGATCCGGAGCAATCCGGCTGAGGGTGTGTACCCGGCGAAGCCGCTGGTGACCCCGCCGCGGTGGTTCACCAAGGAGGAGGCGGCCCGGATCCTCGAGGAGCTGCCGACCGACGCCGACCGGCTGATGGTGGAGTTCAACCTGCACGTCGGTCTGCGGTGGGGTGAGCTGGCGGCGCTGCGCGGGATGCGGATCGACCAGCTCCGCAACGTGGTGGTGGTGCAGGACGTGCTGATGCACGACGGGAAGTTGCGGGGCTACCCGAAGGAGCACCACTCGCAGCGTGAGGTGCCGATTCCCCCGGAGCTGGTTCCCCGGATGCTGGCGCAGGTGGGTGGCGACCTGACGGACTGGCTGTTCCCGTCACCTCGGGGCGGGCCGTTGCTGTACGACAACTGGTATCACCGGGTGTGGGCACCGACGTTGAGGGCCGCGGGGGTGGAGGGGACGCCGCATCACATGCGGCACACGGCTGCCTCCTGGCTGGTGCAGGCGGGGGTGGATTTGTACCGGGTGCAGAAGCTGCTGGGTCATGCGTCGATGACGACGACGCAGCGGTATGCGCATCTGGCCCCGGATTACCACGACGCGATCACCGACTCGTGGCGTGACGCTACGGCTTCCAACCCTTCGGCATCGTCGCCGCCGCGTAGGCCAGCATCCGACGGATCATCTCCGAGCGGTTAGGTTCGCCGTTTCCCTTGAGTAGTCCCTCGTCGGCGGCGCGGGCGTCTATGTGTGCGGTCTCGTCGTCGCCGAGGCGTGCGATGACGTTGGACCGTCGCGGCCCTGTGCGGGGCATCAGCGGGCGCCCCCGTGCCTGTGGGCACCGACACGGGGGGCCGTCACGCGGACACCTCGTCCCAGCGGCGGGCGACGCGGCCGCGGCTGCCCTGGTTGATGGACTCGACGTAGATCACGCCGGGCTCGATGTCGTCACGGGGGCCGGACTCCTCTCCGCCGTAGTTGCTCACGAACCGGCCGACCGACCCCTCGCTGCTGTGCTCGACGCCCTGCGCGATGAGCGCCCGGACGAACGCCGCTCGGCTCTTGAACGCGCCGAGGACTCGTGCTTGGCGCATGTGCGCCGCGTCGCCGAGGGCGACGACGACCTTCTGGGGCACTATCGCCGTGTAGCCGAAAACCTTCGCGCTCATGGGGTGGGCTCCTTCGTGACCTGCCCGTCCAGCTCCGCCTTCATCGTCATGAACTCGCCGATGACGCGCCGGACCACGTGCGTCGCCACGCTGACCTGCGTCGCGCTCGGCTCGGGCTGCGCGGCCTCGCCGTAGATCTCGTCCAGGGCCGCCCGAACGAGCCTGTCCTCTGCGCCGAACACCTTCGCGGTCATGGGGGTCTCCCTCGGTGGTTGCTCTGTAGTGCATTACACTACGCCTCACCCACGCATTGTGCAATGCACTACGCGGAGGTTTTCGGCGGCGGGACTCACCAGGGACTCACGAGGGGCCCGATCCGGCGGCCGGGAGCGGTCCGCACCCGGCTTGACCTGCTGTTGTTCTGGCGCGCCCGGCAGGGATCGAACCTGCGACCGGCCGCTTAGAAGGCACTTTTAGGCCCGTTCTGCTGCGTCCTGGTGGGTCCCGGTGCGTCGTTACCGGGTGGTGCCGCTAGTTGGGGAGTCCCGCTGGGTCCGGTTGGGTCCGGGTGTGGCTGTACTAGCGCCTCACCAGTGACTCACGCCCTGACGCAGCCGCCGCGTCCGCAGATGAACATCGGCCCGGCTGAAGGCTCTGGACGCCGGTAGAAGAACCCGATCGGGAACCCGGTCAGGAACGACAGCCGGTGAAGCTGGTCTTGTGTCGGGGTCCGGATCCCGGCCTCCCACTCGTCCACCATCGGCTCAGCACCACCGCACGCCTCGTCGACCTCAGGTCCGTACAGGCCGCGTATGTCGAGTGCCTGCGTGATGCGTTCGGGTTGGATGCCGTTCCGCTCTTCCCGCTGGTTCTCCAGGGTCCGTTCATAGCGCTGCCGGTCGCTGAGCTTCCTCACGCCATCCTCCTTGTCGTGCGCGCGGCCAGGGTCAGGAACTCCACCAGCGTCACGACGTGCCATCCCTAAGGATGTAGTGCGCCTCCGCGCTCTCCATGCGCGTCACGCGAGAGTCCACGCCGAGCAGCTCACAAAGCGCGGCGTACTGGTGTGCCACCTCCACCGCCGCCATCGCGCCATTGAAGCGGACGGCGATGCGGCGGCCACTCACGTGATCCTCCGACCAGTCGATCTGCTCAATGTCAGGGAAGGGGATGCGCTCGCCGTCCGTGGTGAGGACGGTCCACGGCCCGTCAGCCTTTCGCGCTACCGACTTGGCGCGCCTGGTCATGCCACGTCCTTCCTTCTCGCTCCACGAGGACTCCGCGCTCATGGGCGCGGCGGACGTGTGAGAGGCCGCGCCTTCGCGGTCCAGGTGACCACCGCGGTGCGTGCTTCCGGGGAGTCCTCCGCGACGACATGGTCGACGCGCCGACCGGTCGACCAGTCCACCTCGGCGGACCAGACGACCGTCTCGTACGGGCGGGTGAAGACGCCGACACCGGCATTGTCGGCGTTGAGCCGCAGCCGGTACCGCAGCAGCGCCCGATTCGACTTCCGCCCGGCGGGCGTCTTCCACTCTGTCGCGGCGAACGCCAGGGTCACGGTGACGTCGACGGGGTCGGGCCCGATCCGGTCCGCGGCGCGCCGCAGCCCGTCCGCGAGTCGCTGCCGGGGTGTCACGGGTGCCCACTCGGCGTCGAGCAGGTTGCCGGTGTAGATGTACTCGTCGGTCATGGCGTCGGCGTCCCCTCGGTTCGGTTCACGCACTCACCCCCACAGTCTGGGCTCATTCCGTGCGTACTTTTCCATGACGCTGTTCCACGGACCGGCGAGCGCCTCGTACTGCTCCGGAGTGATCAGGTCACGCACCACCTCGGCGGACACGGCGCACCAGGCGGCGTCCGCCGCGTCTACCGCGTCCACGGGAGCGGCCGGAACGGCACGCCAGGCGGCGGACCGGGCGGCATCCAGAGCGGCGGACCGTCCGGCGGCCCGGGCGGCGGACCCGGTGATGACCCAGGCGTCGACCCGGACTACGCGCCAGGCGGCTGCCAGCGCCTCGACCTCATCGGGCGTCAGCCGCTGGGCACGGGTGATCACTGCCGCGACGGCATCCCCGTTCGGTCCGAACGCCGCGCTGTCCGGTGTCGCCTCGCTGCTCATGCTGCTCCCTCTGTCAGTTCCGGCCAGCCGTCGGTCATCCACGACGCCAGACCATCATGGTCCACACACACGATCCCGTGCCGCTCCGCGAACGCCAGCGCTGCCGGCGTGAACCGGGATGCGGTCGTCACGAACACGGCCACGTCCGCGCCGTGCTCGGCCCAGCAGGTGCCGTTGAACGTCTGCAACGCCGGGGAGCCGATCGGCTGCTGGTAGTCCTTCACCTGCACGACGACCCTGCGGCCGTCCGGCAGCCTGCCGGTCACATCCGCCCCCAGGTCCCCGGCGCCGCCGCACACCTGCACGTCGGTGCAGCCGTCGTCTTCGAGGAGGCGGCCGACCAGCTCCTCCACCTGGCGCGGGTCGAGCTGGTCGAGCGTGTTGGCGGAGTGGTCGCGGGCGTACCGCTCGGCCACCGCGTGTGTGGCGGCGCGGTGCCGCCACCACACCACCCCCGCCGCGAGCAGAAGCACCACCGCGACGGCCGCTGTCGTGACGCCGGGGTGCGCGCGGACCGCTGTCACGACCACCGTGACCGCCTTCCACAGCAGCCACCCCACCACCAGTACAGCCACCAGCCGGAGCTGTCTGCGGGACCTCCGGGGCGCCATCAGGCGGGCTCGCCGTGCTCGGCGCCCTCGGCGGGGCCAGCGGCCCACCAGCCGGGGCGGGCCTTGTGCACCTTCCCGGCGCGTTCCAGGCGGGCCAGCTCCGGCGACACCGTTGTCCGGTCCAGGCCGAGGTCGTCGCCGATCTTCGACGGTGTCGCGTGCTCCACGCCTTGGAGGTAGGCGACGATGCGGGCGCCGACGGTGGGCGCGGACGGGGCGTCGGACAGGGGTATGACGGTGCGTTCCGGTTTGAGGCCCCGCGCCGCGTCGAGGGCGTCCCGGCTCATCTCGTCCAGCGGCACCGTGGTGCCCTCGGTGGACCAGCGGACCGGGTCGGGGTCGAAGTAGGAGCGGAACAGCGCGGGCCGCATCGACGCGCCCAAGGTGTAGCCGAGCCCGCCCGTCGGTGAGCCGTCCTTGAAGCGGCGCGGAATCTTGTACGGGTCGACGCCCGAGTCGTCCATCGCCGCCAAACCGGACACCTGGCCGGACAGCCGGTCGGCGGTGCGGAACACCACCACGTTCCCCGACGTGAGACCGGCCCGGAGCGGGGTCGAGTTCCCGAGCTGGGACAGCAGCGGCACCTGCGCGACGAACGTCAACGCGATACCCACCTTCCGGCCCGTGTTCACGATGTCCGCCGCGTTCTCCGCCGCGCCCTTGATCTTCATGACCTGCGGCGCCTCTTCGATGGTGATGGCCAGCAGCGGCATGTCGGTGGACGGCTCGAAGTGCTTCATGCCGTGCCGGGCCCGGCCTGCAACGTCGGTCCAGTCCATGGTCGCCATGTACCGGGCGCGGCTACGCATGACGGCCAGCGCCCACTGCAGCATCGCCGCCCCACCCTCCGGGGTGTCCACGGACAGGGCCACGTTGCCCATCCACTCCGGGAACGACATGCCGCCCTGGGGGCAGCAGATCCACGAGCTGATCAGCCCACCGGAGTGACGTTCGGTGGCGAGCTTGGTGCCGACGAACATGGACTTCCCGGAGCCGGTCGCGCCCGCGATGAGGGAGTGGACAGCGCCGGAGCCGGGCTGCCAGTAGCGGAGGTAGGCGAGGTCCCCGTCGTGGTACGGCCCGATGGGGGCGATGCCTTCCGTCACGTCGAGCTGCGGCCCCGGCCACACCTGCGGAACTTCGAGCATGTTGCTCTTGAGCACGGCGATCCTCGCCTGCGCGGCGTTGTAGTCCTCGGTGGGCTCCACGACCACCGAGGACATGGGCAGCCGGTACGCCGACGCGATGCGGGCGGCAGCGTTGACGGCGTCGGCGGTGGTGTGCTTCCCCGGGTCGAGTTCGATGGTCGCCGACCAGTTGCCGGTGTCGGCGGCGGGCAGGTAGTCGGTGAGCGCGGCGCCGGGCAGGGGCTTCCCGTCGGCGCTGACCCGGTCGGTCCAGATGGTGAGCCAGTCGCCGGGCCGTTCGGTGGCGCGGGCGCGGTGATGCCACCACCACGGCCCACCCCACGCGAGGACACCGACCGCGAGCAGGCCCGGCATCGGCGGACCCGACCCGACCGCGGCGGCGACGGTGAGCCACAGGCCCGCGGCCGTGTACAGGGACCACACCCACAGCAGTTGCCGGCGGGTGCAGGCCTTGCGGCGCGCGGCTGGTCTGGTGGCGACCCGCTGGCGACTGACTGCCGCCGCCGGGTTGAGTCCGTGCAGCCACCAGGCCAGTGCGGTGCTGCCGAGGAGGGCGAGAGTGAGGGCGGTGGCGTATCCCTTGTCCGCGCCGGACAGAACAGCCCCGGCGACCTGCAGGACGATCGCCGCGTACAGGGGGGCGAGGCCCCTGCGGTGGGCCCAGCCGCGGCGGCCGGTCCACCGGGTGGCGGTGGCTGCCCCGCGCAGCATCACGCCGGGCAGCCACTCGGGGCGCATGGCCCGCTGGTAGGCGCGCATCGTCGCGCGGCGTTCCCGCCGCCCCATCTTGCCGGTGAATGCGGGCGGCAGGAACGGTGCCATGGTCGGCGTGATGCGTGCGCGGGCCATGCCGGTCAGCCGCCCGTGTAGAACTGCCGGTTGGCGACCACGTCGCGGTGCTCGAGGATCGCCCCGTGCCGCTTGCGGACACCCTGCAGCGCGGCCTCGTTGGCGGCGTGCTCGTTCTCGGCGGCCTGCAGGAGCGCCCGGTGGGCGTTCATGCGGGACTCGACGGCTTCCCCGACGGTGCCGAGCTCGGCGAGGGTGTCGGGGTCGACCTCCATCTCGGAGAGGGACGCGACGGTTTCGTCGATGCGCTGCACGTCTTGTTCGGCGCGCTGCATTCCGGCTTGCGCGTCGTCGACCTCGTCGGCGGACCGCTTGATGTCGGCTTCGAGCTGCTGCTCGTAGTCGTCCATGGAGTTGATGTCGGCGGTGCGGGTGGTGGTGGCCACGGGGGTGTTCTCCTTCGGTTGGGTGGTGCCGTTGTGGGTGGGGTCGGGTACGGCGGTGAGGGTCGGCGGCGGGGTGTCGGGTCGCGCGGGGGTGTTGGCCACCGGGTGCTGGTCGGGGTTGTCGGGTGCCGGGTCGACGTTGGCGGTGTCGGCCTTGCCACCGAAGCGGGCGCGGGCCCGTTCCTTGCCTTCCGGCCAGCCGCGTCGCCATCCGGCGGCGAACTCGCGGCGGACGACACCGGTTCCGGCGACCACAGCGGCCGTGCCGGTGGCGACCCGGCGGCCGACACCCGCGCCACGACCGGTGCCCGTCGCCACATAGCGGCTCCGCGTCGTCGTGGTCGTCCCGCCGCGGCCGGTGGACACCCTCGAACCGGCGCCGCCGACATGTCCCGGCGGAGCATGCCCGCCGGAGCCGTGGCCACCACCACGGCGGCCCTGGATCAGCCGCTTCGTGGCCGCCGTGGCGTCCTCCGTAGCCCGTTTGAAGCCGTACAGCATCCCACCCAAGACGAGCAGGATCATGATCGGTTCCATCGGTCAGTCCTCCATCAGTGAATGCCGAACAGGGCGCCGACGGCCATACCGGCGGCGGTGGCCACACCGTTCACGACAGACGTGCCGACCTGGCCAGCCAAGCCGGGGATCATGGCCACGGTCACCGGCACGAACGCGGCGGCCACCAACGTCCGGCCCGTCACCTTGTTCTGCCACAGGGCCACCGTCACCAAGGCGATCGCGACGATGGCCACGACACTGGTAGCCACGACACCACCCAACTGGCCGACGAACTGCGCGACGACGCCGTCCACGTACACCGCCGTGCGGTGCAGCCAGCTCGCCAGCCCCGACCCGGCGAGCCCCGACATCCCGGCGATGACCAGCACCGCGACGATCCGGGGCTGCCACCGGCCCGCCACGAACCACATGATCGCGGCGACGACGAGACACACCAGCCCTGCGCCCGCCGAAATCCCCGCCCCTGCCGTCATGACGTCTGCCTTTCCTTCTCGTGGATGAACTCCTCCAGTGCGGACCGGATCCGGTTCCACACCTGGTCGTGCGGTGGCGCCAGGGCCCGAAGGCGGCTGAACGCGACCTGCGCCTGCCCCTGCGGGTCGGCGGCCTGGGCCATCTGCGTGGCGTAGTACTCCATCTGGCGGGTGGCCCGGCGGACCTGCCGGGGCGTCATCGTCACCGCTTCACCTGCACCTCTCCGGTGGGCGTCAGCCAGCAGCTGGCGAACAGTCGCCTGCCGCCATTCGCCGCGTGGACGTGGATGACGTACCGCGAGTACTCCCGGTCGGACAGGCGGCTGTCGTTCCGCCGGGCGCGGACCATCTGCCGGAGTGTCGCGGCGAGCTCGTGGGCGTCGCCCGGGTCGAGGACACGCAGCTCCTCCGCCTGCTCGCTCGAGCCGAGGTACAGCCGGACGAGGAATTCCTTCGCGCTCATGCGCGGCTCCGTGACTGTGAGTGAGAGTGGCGGGTGGCGAGTGGCAGGGAAGAGGCGCCGTTTCGGCGTCCTACGCGCACCGTGTGACGGGCGCCCGCGTGCGCGCGCGAGGATGACACGGAGCGTGACAGGCGGCAAGGAGTCACGGCCGGTCCCCGCGGCGGTGCCGCCCGCCCTGCCAGTGCAGCGGGCCAGGCAGGTCGACCCTGCTGCGCCGGGCCCGGGTGTTCCACGACCACGGCCCCAGCTTCACCGTCCACGACAGACCCTGGAACGACAGGTTCGCCCGGATGTGCGCGAGACGGCTCCCGAGCCGCCACGACTGCCGCAGATGCACGCCCACGTCAGCGCCGCCCCCACTCGTTGACCGGCGCCGTGAGGCCCCACAGCAGGTTCGCGGCGACGAGGAGTACGGCCCCGGCTACGAGCGCGGCCCAGTTGTGGGCGACGAACCCGCCTAAGGCAGCGCCCGCGCCGGCAGCGCTCAGTACCAATACCAGCGCCTGTACGAGTGTCTGGGTGTTCATGCCGGTCAGCCTCTGCATCCGGGGCAGTGGCGTGCCACTGTGCGGCCGATGAGCCACAGGAAGCCGAGGGCGGGGATGGCGCCTGCCACCCAGGGGATGAGTGTGGCGATGGTGACGCCGAGGGGGATGGTGGAGAACCAGAGGCCCGCGGCCCAGGCCGGGACGATGAGGGCGACGGCGGTGATGGTGGCGCGGATGGCGACGGTGCGGCCGGGGGTGACGCTGTGGCCTCGGGTGGGGCGTCGGGTGGCGGGCGTGACGGTGGGCGCGACGGGTGGGGTGGTGACGATGGTGATGCGCCGGACGACGGTGGCGGGTGCGGGTGCGGGTGCGGGTGCGGGTGGCGCAGGCGGCGGTGGCGGGGTGGCGGGTCGCGGCCTGGGGGCGATGGTGCGCGCCCCTGGGCGGTGGCGGGTGGCGGCGGTCATGTCAGGCTCCTCGGACGGCGGACAGGGTGGGGCGGGTTGTCTTCCAGTGGCGAGTGACGGTGCGTTCGCTGATGGCGAGTCGGGCCGCGACTTCGGCTTGCGTCATGTCGGGGTGGGTTCGCCGGAGCTCGGCGATGCGTGTCGGGTTGTCGGTGTGCGGTGTCGGGGTGCGTGGCGGCGTCGGTGGCGTGTCGGTGTCGGGCTCGGCAGCGGCTGACGGGGTGACAGGTGCCGCCACGACAGGGGCGGTGTCGGGGCGCGTGTCCGGTGTCGCGACCGGTGTCGGGGCCGTGTCCGGCTCGGCGCGGAGGAGGCTGGTGAGCGCCGTTCCCATGCCGACCACGGCGATGGGGACACAGGACACGGCCATGGTGATCGGCCACGGGGCGGTGTCCCACCCGGCGGCGGTCATCAGGTGGAACGCCACCTGCCCGAGCCCGCCGAGGATCAGCGCCCCGATGGCGGACCGGCGGGCGAACCGGCGGGCCCGCTCCGGCGCGCGTCCGGACAGCCAGACGTGGATCGCGTACGCGGCGTAGGTCTCCATGCCGATGGGCAGGGTGATGGCGGTGTCGAGCTCGTAGTCGGACCAGCCGGGCAGCAGCTGCACGACCCCGAAGCCGGTGAGTCCACCGAGGCCGACCCAGCCGGACCAGATGGCGACGAACGCGGGGGCGGCGAGCAGGAGAACGGGCCAGCGGGCCCAGCCCCGGCCGGTGGCCGCATGGGGGGTCGGGTCACCGGCCGGGCCGCCGAGGCTAGCGGACGTGTCGGCCTGTCCGTGGCGGAATTGATCAACTGGGGGGGTCACGACGCGAGCACCTCGACGTTGTGTTCGGCGGTGAGCTCGGGGGCGCAGGGCCATGTCGGGCATCCGGCGGTGCACTGTCCGCCGACGTTGCGGCGGTGGGCGTGGAGGACGCGGATGGCGGTGTCCAGCGCGTGGGCGATGGGGTCGCTGTCGTGGCCGTGTCCGGTCGTCGTGTCGGCCATGGCTGGCTCCTGGTGGGTGTGGTGGCCGGGCCGGTGACGGTCTCGGTCGGCGGCGTCACCGGCCCGGTTGTCTGTGGACACGTGCTGTGTCATGTCCGGGGACGCTACACCCGTGTCTAGACACGCACCAGTGGTTCACGCTCAAAAGTGGTGTTGGTGTCTAGACACGGAGTACGGTCGTGGCATGACGGTGCGAAGTCCTGACATGATGGCGGCGTGTCGAACCCCTCCCACACGCCGAAGCGCGTCTTCCGCGCCGACGACGACCTGTGGGACCCGGCCGCCGCGAAGGCGGAGAGACACGGCCGGACGATGAGCGACATCCTCCGCGAAGCCATGGCCCAGTGGATCCAGCCCGCCAAGGTGGCGTTGGGTGACAGGGTGCAGCTGCTGCGTGCCGGTGCGGCTCCGGAGCTGTACGAGGTGGTGGAGGAGCCGGTCGACGGTGTCGGTGGCCGGACCGTGCCGACACTGCGGAGGGTCGAGGAGTGAGCTCCGCCGACACCTAGACACAGCAAAACGCGCCCCCGCCCTCCCGAAGGAGAGCGGGGGCGCAGTCGTTCGCGCGGAACGTCAGGTCACGGCTGGCCGATGTCCGACCGCGGCGAATGCGCCGCATTCCAACCCGCCAGCAGACCAGCCGCCGTCGTGATCGCCGGAGCCACGAACACCTCGATGATGTCCGGCAGACCCGCCACCAGATCCGTGCTCGTCACACCGTTCAGAATCGCCAGAGCCGCCACACCGACAAGGTAACTGGCAACCCCAGCGGCCTTGACCTTCGTCTCCATGGGCGCGTTCGCTGTCTTCACTGCGCTGCTCCGTTCTCGGTGATACCGGGCGCCGCGGGCGCGGGCTCCGGGGTCTGCGACGCGTCGAAGTCGGCGCGGAGCTGCTCCAGGACCGCGTCCCGCTGGGCGGCCTTCGCGTCGCGCTGCGTGTCGTCCACGTCGTCGGTGTCCATGCGGGTCACCAGCATCTGCACGGCCCGGTTCAAGTTCTGGAAACTGCGCGTCAACTGCTCGTTCGTGGCCACCCGCTCCCCCTTCGAAGGCGCCGCCAGCACTCTGGCGCGCGCCATGATCTGGTCCTTCACCCGGCCCCGGAACCCCGGCCCGCAGTCCGTGTGACCGCCCACCCGGGCCCGCGCCACCGTCACGCAGTAGTGATCCGAGAACCCGCCCAGACGGACGTCGTTGGCCCGCACCGCAGCGTTCAACTGCGCCGGGCTGATCCACCGCAACGGAATGCCGTACCGCAGATTCAGCTCTGCCGCCCACGCCGCGCCGGCCTCCAGCAGCAGCTTCTCCGACAGCCACCGTTTCTCCGTCCAGGCGGCGAACGCGCACTGCTCGAGTGTCAGCGTCGACTCGTTGACGTCGGGGTTCGTCCACGCCGCCCACTGGTCCGGCACGTACCGGCCCCGCCGCCCGGCCGTGTCCGTGCCGACGTGCGACGACACGAACCGGGGCGTGTTCTTGAAGAAGTTCCCGAGCTCGGTGACCGTCAGCGCACCTTCGGCGGTGTGGAAGATCCCGGCCACGATCCGCTTGCTGCCGCGGCTCGAATAGTCCGGGCAGGGGATGACGATCCACTGCGCCTCCGCGCCCGCGAACCCCTCCGGCTCACCGACCGCCGTCTCACCCTTCACGCCGTGCCCCACATCCGGGGAGTCGTCACCCGGATACGGGCGCGGCGGCGGCCACAGCGACGGGTCGATCTGCACAGGTTCGAGCTCCACGCGCTCCGGGGCGCTCATGTGTCTCCCTCAGTCAGTGAAGTCGGTGATGTTCACGCCAGGGGCGTGCTTGATGAGCAGCCGCCGGAGGGTCGCCACCTGGCGTTCGAGCCGGTCGGCGCGCTCGTTCGCTGTGGCCGCGTTGCGGCGGACCCGCTCGAGGGCCGTCTCCAGGTCGGCGACGATGCCCTTGTTGATTTTCTCGGCCCGCTCGTAGGCGGTCTGCTCGGCGGCCTTCTCGATCTCCTGCGCGCGGCGTGACGAGCGGGCTGTGTACGCGACGGCGAACGCCGACAGGGCGGCGGCACCCAGGGTTGCGATGGACTGCCAGTCCACGACGTCACCCCCCGTTTCCGGGGCGCGGCTCCAGCATCCCCGCGGGCAACGCGAGGGCGAGGCTGAGCGCCGCGTAGACCTCCGCGCCCAGCCAGGCCAGGTCCACGCCGTACACCGCCGCCGACATCAGGAACACCGCGGCCCACCACGACGGCATCGCGACGAGGACCGCGAACCCGGCGGTCATGTGCCGGGTCAGGGCGCAGACGATGCCCAGCAGCCCGGCCGCGATCCACACCGCGCCCCAGTTCTGCACCGTCAACGGGAGGGTGTCGAGGACGGCGACGAGGTTCCGCAGCCCCGAGCTGGATGTCTTGCCGGTCAGGTAGCTGTAGCCGATGAGGCACCAGATGTTGCCGAACAGGATGAGGAACAGGCCCTTCCGGCCAACCATCCACCACCGGCGGCTCGGCGGCATCAGGCCGACACCCGCCGGGCCTGCACGAAGGTCGCGGTCTGCCCGCCGGACAGGCCGCCGGTGATGACGCCGCCCGAGTTCTGGTACACGAACGCCTCGAAGTAGTCGCCGATCGTGAACGGCTCGTCGAAGTCGGCGTACACGGGCGGCAGGGACGCCGACGACCCGGAGGTGCCGGTGTCGAACACGACGGTGAACAGTTCCGTGCCGCCCGCGTTGGAGCCCGCCGAGTTCTTGCGCACCGACAGGTATTTGATGGGCGCGGCGTAGTTGCCGAACCCCGGGCGGACCCGCACGTGGTACAGCCCGGCGACGGTGGCGGTGACGCGGGACGAGTTGTCGGTGAACATGCCGTGGGTGTCCCGCGCCGATTCGGTCCACACGATGGGGACGGCACTGGTGGTGCCGTTGAGGCTGAGCGCTGCCGCCCGGTACAGGTGGCAGGCTGGCGGATTGGTGAGCAGGGTGAGGTCGGCGGGGACGGTGAGCCGCACGTACACGCCTCCGGCGCGGACCTCCAGCCGGTCCACATCCGACAGGTAGGTGACCTCACCATCCTGCGGCGACGGGACTTGCGCGGCGCGGTCCGCCGAGGACGTGAAACGGCGCACGATCTTCGGGTCGGCGGCGTCGGCGAGGGCCTTCATCTGCTGCGGGCCCGCGGGGGCGTCGGAGTTCTCCGGGTAGACCAGTCCACCGACAGTGGTTCCCACGCGGTCCTCCTACGGTTCGGTCGGGTGAGGGGGACGTGCGGGGTCAGCCGACGGCGTACAAGGTGGTGCCGTCGGAGACGCGGGAGAACGACCGGGCACCCACGTTGGCGGTGCCGACGAACGGGGTGGTGATCCGCGCCGGTTCGACCTTCCCGACCATCGTCACGTCGGTGAACGCGGCATCCACCCACAGGCCACGCGTCTGCGTGGCGTACCGGCCACCGGAGCGGTTGAAGATGTTGAACCCCGTCAGCACCACGTCCGTCGAGGACATGATGATCCCGGCGTCGGAAGACGTGTCGCAGGTGAGCCCGTTGCCGACCGTCGGCGCGGCGTTGAAGTAGAAGCCCACGAAGTCGTCCTGCGACTCGCAGCCGGTGATGGTGCACCGGCCGGACGTGAACACGAACCCGTACGCGTCGCAGAAGAACGACTTGCAGTTCGCCATCTTCGTGTTCCCGGTCGCGATCCGGTACCCGGCCCCGCCCATCGTCCCCACGTGACAGTCCGAGACGAACGAGTCCGACGCCGCCGACAGCCAGATCCCGTCGCCGGAACAGTTGCGGATCTGCAACCGGCTGACCATGTTGCCGCGGTTCTTCGTCGTCGTCGTCGACCAGATGTGCACGCCGTGGCGGGTGCCGCCGGTGAACCCGTCGATGAACACGTCGCGGATCATGTGGTACGAGTCCGGCGACGACGACGGGTAGTTGGAGACACCGGACGCCGACACCGATCCGGTCATGTCGAAGTCGATGGCGTTGCAGGTGCCGCCGGAGCCGAAGTTGCCGTACAGGTACAGGTCGTGGACCGACGTCAGGTGGTCGTTGACATTCCCCAACTTGATCAGCCCGGTGCCGTTGTTCGCGACGGCGCGGACCTCGGACAGCCAGCCGACGCCGGAGAAGTCGACACCAGTCCAGGTGACGATCGGGTTGGCGCAGTTGAACCGGCCACCGGACAGCTGGACACGGCCGAGCTGCGCTGCGGTGGCGGGCATGTTGGCGTTGCGGGACTGCAGGGGCGCGGCGCGCTGCAACGCGGTGTTGATTTCGGCTTCGTCGCCGGTGCCGTCGCACACGTAGTCGGCCCCGGCCTTGAAGTCGGCGGGGGCGTCGTTGGAGGCGACGGTGAGGAACTGGGGGCGGGGTGTGGTGGTGGTGCCGCCGGTGATGGTGACGGTGGTGCGCCCGTTGGTCGAGTCATCGGTGACGTCGACCCCCGCGCCGACGAAGTTGAGTTTCGCCCGCTGCGGTTCGTCGCTGCCTTCGTCTTGGACGCGTTCGTACAGGTGGATCGCTTCGAGGGCGGCGAGGCGGGTGCGTTCGGAGTTGATTTCGGTGCGTTCGGTGTTGTGGATGCCTGCGTGGTCGGGTTGTCCGGCGACGATGTTGGTGGGCAGGTCGGGCATCAGCACTCCCTCGGGCACGACGGATCAGGGCCCGAGGGCCCGGGGATGAACAAAGGTCAGGGCGTGCCGATGACGTGGCAGAGGATCGTGCGCTGCGGCCCCTGCACCGCCAGCAACACCACATGCCCCACCGTCGGCGTATACCCGGCGTTGTAGGCGCACTTCGCGGTCACACCGTCGTCACACGCCACCGTCACCAGGGCGTTGCCGTCCGACGCGGCCCCCGCGGTCACCGTGGCGACGACGCCCTGACCGAAGCGGCCCGTCACCACCGTCCCCGGCGAATGCCTGCCGGTCATCTCCGCCTTCAACCGGTCACGGCCAGACGCCACAGGTCACTCCTCCGCCGGAACGTCACCCTCAGGGCGCGAGGAGCGGGTCGTGATCCGCTGATCCCCCATCGGCAACGGCACCGTCACCGAGTCGATCAGATGCCGCTGCACCACCCCGTCCAGGAACCGGACGAGGATCACATCACCCGGCTCCAACGCCGGATTGCAGGCCGCCACCAGATCCAGTTGGGCGTTGAACGAGCGGACCCGGTTCAGGATCGTCGTCGCCGCCGCGAGCGCCGCGGGGACGGTGGTGATCAGCGGGGAGGCGTAGAAGTACGGCACCTCGCCGTACGTGGTCACGAACGTCGGGCTGTCGGGGTCCAGGTCCTTCACGATCTGCCGGGCGAACGGCGCCGTCCCGTCGATCGACGACGGGCTGACGACCACCACGTTGTAGGTGCGGGCCGCGTCCACCGACAGATCCCCGTCGACCAGTACTGCCGACTCGACACCGGCGTCGACCGTCCACACCGGCTCCGCCGACAGCAGCGGCGCGTCCCGGATCACGATGTCCCCGGCCGTGTCGAAAAACCCCTCGGCGCCGATCGCCGCCAGCAGGTCGTCGGTGATCGCCTTGTCGCGGTCCCGCTCCCACACCAACGCCCCCACGGCCAGGCTCGAGGACGCTGTCACCGTGTACCCGGCCTCCGGCACCGCAGACACCATCAGCCGCCGCGCCTCGTCCCGCACCAGGGCACCCACCACCGACGCGGCCGGGGTCAGGAACCGGGCCCGCTGCACCCGCGCCCACCGGTCCGGCGCCGACGAGATCGAGATCTCGCCGCCCACCCCGGCCTTCATCGACCGCGAATCCACCCGGAACACACCCAACGGGGCGAGCTCCGTCGCGTCGTTCGGATACGCCACACCCCGGTACGGCCGCAGCTCCGCCCCCGGCGCCAGCACCTCCCACAGCGACGTGTCGGAGATCGTCACATTCAACGACCGCCGCACACCCGTGCCGCTGCCGGCACTGACCTCGCCGGTCGTGAACGGCACGTCGTCTTCGATGCGGACACCGCCCCGCCACACGTCGAGCCGCGAACGGACCCGCTGCGAATAGCGGAGCCCGTCGAAGAACCCCGGCGACTGGGTGTGCATCAGACCGCCTCGGTGACCGTCGCCCCGACCGTCCCGTTCCCACCCGCGGGCGGCGGTGCTGTCGGGACCGTGCGGGGCCGGTTCGCGATCAGGTCACGCCACGTCGCGAACGCGGCCTGCACATCCGCCCACGTCGCATACGTGGCGGCCACATCGGCCCACGACCACTGCGCCTGCTGGCCGCCCTCCGGCCGGTCCACCACCAGATACGGCAACGACCAGGTGCGTCCACCGAACTCCGCGACCTCCGGCACCGACCGGGTCGCCGTCACATCGGCGATCGCCATGTACTGGTGCTCGACACCCCACCGGAACGATGCGGGCACATCCAGCAGCAGAACCTGCCCGTCGTCCACAACCGACAGCAGGGCTTGGCGCTCATCCAAGTCCCACGTGTACACCTGCAACGTCGCCGACTTGGCCTTCCTGCGCCCGTCGGTGTACACGATCGGGTACTTGCGGCCCTGTGGCGCGGTCACCAGCTGGTTGATGGGGTACGTCTCGTCCGGTTCCCCGGCGACCTCCAGGCGGACCGACAGGTCGGGGACACCGGGATGCCGCAGCCACACCGCCGCCACATCCAACGTCACCGACTCGGTGACCGTGACGGTACCGCCGGGGGCGGTGGTGGCCTCCCACACGGTGGGCTGCCCGAACCACGACTCGTAGTCGTAGCCGATCCACGCCCCACCCGACAACGCCGCCGGGTCACCGAGGCGCACCGGGCGGGTACGCCCATCGGGGTCACGCCGCTGAACGGTCGCCGACGACCCCGCCATGCCGGTCAACTCCAGCAGAACCCGCGGCGGACTGTTGTCGGGCTGCGGGGTGGCGGTGAACGGCACACCTCACCCCCCGTAGATGCGCGCGTCGGCGAGGTCCCCGGCCAGGCCGTCGGCAACGGCCTCCATCTCGCCGCGGATCCGGCCCATGAACGTGCCGTCGTCCAGCACCAGATTCCCGGTGAACGTGCCCCCGCCGGCGCGGGCGACCAGCTGCTGCTGGGTGCGCCACTGCCGGTCGGTGAGGACCGCCTCGGGGCGTCCGGTGCCGTTGTAGACGGTCGACACGCCGGGTGGGATGTAGCCGCCGGAGTCGAAGCCGATGGCCGTACCGAGGCCGAGGGCTTGGCGGGCGGCGGTGATGGCGGGGTTCGTCATCGCCGCGTGGACGTGGTTGTAGTGCTGGCCGATCGTCGTGTCGGTGCCGGGGGCCGCCCAGCCTCCGTAGTATCCGGCGCCGACCCGCTTCCCGTTCTTGACGAAGAACCCGCCGCCACCGGAGTGGATGAGTTCCAGCTCGTAGTTGGACAGCCGGTACATCCAGCGGGCGAGTTTCGCCATGTTGTCGGCCGAGGAGTACATGTCGACGGCCAGGCCGCGGCCGTGGTAGTCGTTGGTGTTCCGCAGCGTGGACGACACACCGAACGGGATGTTCGACTTCCGGGCGAGGGCGATGATGTTGTTGTACGAGTGGGCACCCATGCCTTGTCCGACGACACCGCTGGCCCGGCCGAGGGCGCCGGTGGAGCTCAGTTCCACCAGCGACGTCACCTTGCGGACGATCATCGCCGCGATGGCCTTCGGGATGGCGGCGATGGCCTGCACCCACGGCGAGTCACCGAGGGCCCGCATCCGGTCCAGCGGCCCCGTGATGCGGCCGATCAGCCCACCGTCGGCGTAGCCGCCCAGCCAGCGCTGCACCCCGCCGACACCGCCGCTGCGGGCCACCTTGTTGGCCTCGTCCACATAGCCGGGGCCGACGGCGCGCGTCCACTCCGGACGCATGATCGCCTCACCGCCGGAGACGCCGATCATGCCGACGTCCCGGCCGGGCGTGTACCCGGGGTAGACGCCGCCACCGGCGAACCCCTTCGGCAGCTTGATCTGCACATTGTCCGGCTTGACGTTGAACATTTTCGCGATGTAGTTGTACCCGGCCAGCAAACCCTTGTTGAGGATCGTTTCGACGAGAAACTTGACGGGGACCTTGGCCGCGTTCCGCAGCCCGTCCCACGCCTTCCCGATGGCCTCCACGCCCTTCTTGAACGAGGGGGCCACGTTCTCGGAGATGAACCCACCCACAGCCTTGAACACCGGCCGCAGGATCTTTTCCCAAACCCACTTCGCCGCCGCGCCCACACCGTCGAACACGGCCTTCACCGTCAGGAAGAAGCCCCGGAAGATCCCCACGAGGATCTTGATGGCGATCTGCAGCAGGCCGAAGATGACCTTGATGACAGCCCATGCGACGGAGATGACGATCTTGATGCCGTTCCACACCGGTTCGATCTCGTCATGCCACAGCCACATGAAGATCGGGCCCAGCACGTGCTCGATGGTCCACGCGATGGCCGTGAAAATGGGGTGCAGGAAGTTGTCCCAAACCGACTTCGCCGCGCCGCCGATCGCGTCGAACACGGGCTTGAACACGTTGTTCCACAGCCACATCACCACCGGGGCCACGACGTTCTCGTAGAACCACACGAGGGCCGCGAACACGGGCTTGATGACCTTCTCCCACGCCCACTTCGTCGCGTCGACGATGGCCTGCCACGTGGCCTCCACCACCCGCCGGAACACCGGGAACCGGTTGTACGCCAAGACGACGGCGACACCGAGCGCCCCGATCGCGGCGATGACCGCCAGCACCGGGGTCGCGATGAGAGCCAACGCGATGTTCGTCAGAAAAACCGCCGCCGCGACCGCGCTGATACCGACGGCGATGATCGTCAAATCCTTCGCCGGGATGGCGGAGATGATGTTCCCCAGCCGCTCCAGACCGGCGATCGCCGTCCCACCGATCGGGGCCAGCGCGCGGACCACATTCTCGAGCCCCCGGAACAGGGACCCCAGCATCGCCACCACCCGGGGCCCGTTCTCCCGGATGTAGGCCAGGAACTCCTGGAAACCCCTGTTGTCCTTCAACCCCTTCGCCCACGCCGCGAACCGGGCCGTCAAACCGACCAGGCCGTCGCCGAAGTCCTTCGCCGCCGGATTGAACGCCATGAACATCGCCGCGAGACCCGTCGCCAAATTCCCGACGACCGCCCCCATCTGCCGCAACGCAGGCAACGCGTTCTCCGCCAGGAACCCGAAGAACTCCCGCCAGAACGGAGACGTCAACGCCCGCCCCGCAGCGGCGAACATGTCGCCCAGCACCCGTGCCGCCGCGGCGACGAACCGGTTGAGCTGCGGGAAGTACGGCAGCAGGGAACGGATCCCCGCCTCCACGCCGGGTAGCAGCCCGGCCTGTGCGGTGGCCCGCAGAGCATCCAGGCGCGGCTTGAGGGAGAACAGGAACCGGGCGAACGCCTGCCCGGCCGGGGACAGGTTGTCCATCGACTGCCGCAGCTTCACCATCGCCGCCGACGCCGCCGCGCCTGCCGTCACCGACGCGCGCTCCAAGCTCCGCTGCGCCGACACGACGGACTGCTGCGCCTGTCGCACTGTGTCGTTCGCGGCAGCGACCCGCTGCTGCGCGTCCACGACCTGCCGGGATCCGTTGACACCGGCCCGGTCGGAGGCGGCCTTCTCCTGCCGCAGCCGCTGCGTGCGCACCGTCTGCTCGTCCAGCTGCTGCACGGCCTGCTCGTAGGACAGCTGCGCCTGCTGCCGTTCCAGCGCGGTCGACTTCGGGTCGGCGCTGACCCGGTCGAGTTCCATCTTCGCCCGCGCCACGTCCAGGTTCGCCTGGCGTTGCGCCAGCGCCCCGCCACGCACCTGCAACGCCAGGTCCTGCATGGCGCGGCGGGCGTCCTGCCTCGCGCGGGTCAAATCCTGCTGCGCCGTCTTCGCCTGACCTTGCGCGCGCGTCAGGTTCTGCTCGGCGTTGCGGACCTGGTCGGCGGAGTTCGCCAGCGACAACTGCCGCGCCGCCGCAGACGCGGCGTCCTTCCCGGCGGCCAGCTGCGCCGCACCCAACGCCTTCACCGCATCCCCGACACCGGAGAAGCCCAGGAACATCACCCCCAGTCCCGCACCGGCGCCGATCGCCGCCGTGCCGATCCCCGCCACCGCGACAGCCGCAGCCCCCGCAGCGGGGACCAAAGCCGACCCCAGCAGCAGACCGGCGGACACCAGCCCCGCCATGCCCACACCCGCGAACGCGATCCGGGACTCCAACGCCGACAGCTGCGCGTTCGCGCCCGCCGTGTCCACGTCCACGTTGATCGTCGGAGAGGAACGGCCGAGCCGGTCGGCCTGCGCGCCGACCCGGTCCAACTTCCCCGACGCCCCGGCGGTGTCGGCGTCGACCTGCACCTTCGGGTTCTTCAAGTTCTTCGCGATGCCATCGGAGATCTGCCGGCCGATGTCCTCGCCGATGCTCTTGGCGACGGGGTTGAGGTCGCGCCGCAACGTGGGCACGAACCGGCGCGTGTCGGGGACGACAGTGACCCCGACGGAGCCGACGTTGATACCGGGTGCGGTCACAGGTCGCCCCCGTCCCGGTCACGCATCGCGAGCATGTGACGGGCAGCCGCTGCCCGGTCTTCCGGTCCGGCGACACGCACGGGTTCCGCGCCGGGCCGGTTCCGCATCGCCGCCATGTGCGCCAGGACCTCATCCGACGGCGGCACCTTCACCGCCGCCGACGCCACACCGGGGCGGGGCATCGGCTTCGGCTCCGGCGGCTTCCCCCCACCGGCCACGTACACGGCGTAGGTGGTCCACGCGAGCCGATCGCACACCTCGGCGAGGAGGGCCTCGATCCGCGACCACGGGCCGTGCCCCGACGGCTTCGGCAGGGCCGCCAACTGCTCCGGCGTCATGCCGTCGCGGATCGCCGTCACCGTCGCCGACTCCGGCGGCAGCCCGTCGATCAGGACCCCGAGTTCCCGGTACGTCATCCGGCCACGCCACAGGTCCCGCAGATCGCGGCCCGGATAGTGGCGGGCGATGTCGGCTTCTACCGCCTCCGCGTGCTCCTCGAGGAGGGCCGTGAGCTCCGCAATTTTCCCAGGTCCTGCCCGGCGAGCTCCTTCCAACGATCGAAGAAGCCGGTCAGGTCGTCGTTCGTCGGATCCAGGTCCAGCCACTTCGCCCGGTCGTCGGCGGCGAGAACCATGTCGGCCCACGACTCGAAGTCGCCGTGCGCCAGCGCCGTGTTCGCGCGGCTCTTCCACTTCCCCGCCGCCGGAACCCGAATGTCCTCTTTGCCGTCGTCGGTGACGAGTTCCACCACCACGGACCCGTCGTCGACCTCGGCCGTGACTTCGGCTTCCACCGCGGCCAGCTTCTCGGCGGCCATCAGGTCGTGATCCCGGCGAGCTTGAAGTAGGAGTGCACGGACACGCCGTCGGACCCCGGGTAGGCGGTGATCGTCAACTCGTAGCCGATCAGCTCCGCCGTCTTGTACACCACGTCGCCGCGGCCGGTGACCTCACCGGTCGGGACGGCGAACCGGAACAGGTTGTTGGCCCCGTCCGTCACGTCGAACAGGAACGCCCGCCGGTCCTGGTTCAACGCGTTCGCGTCGGTGAAGTCCATGATCGTGGTCGTCACGTCGGGGACGATCGTGGTCTGCTTGTAGTACAGGCCCAGGGTCGTCTTGTTCGTCTCCCAGCAGGTGATCTTGAAGGTGCGTTCCGCCTTCGTGACCTGGGTGCGGACCGGCGACGACCGGCCCCACGGGGTCCACTCCTTGCGTTCCTCGCTGGCCGTCGCGGTGAGCCCGTCTTCGGAGATGTGCCCCATGTCGGTCCAGCCGGTGGAGGGGGCGGCGAACCCGACGGGGAACGTCACCCCCGTGGCGCCGGTGAACGCGACTCCGGCCGCTCCGGCGCGCATGAAGTCAGGGTTGCTTGCCATCAGGTTCTCTCCTTCGTGCGGGCAGGCGGCAGCGCCCGGCCCGGGAGGGGTCGGGTCGGCAGTGGGGTGGGTCAGGCGGCGGGGCGGCGGACGGTGAGCTGGTAGGACGCGCCGTAGCGGCGCATCGTCGTGTCGTCCCACGGCCGCCAGTGCGGCCCGGCGATGGTCTGCACCCGGCTCACCGTCGTCCCGCCGACCGTCTTGCCGGGGAGGGTGAACCGCAGCAGGTCACGCACGTCTTCGGCGAGGTCCTCGGCGGTGCCACGGCTGGCCGCGTAGCAGTCGACGTCGACAGTCGGCAGGTCGATGGTCGGCTGATCGTCCGGACCGCCGAAACGCACCACCTGCACCACCGGCAGCTTGGTTGCGAGCTGCGCCGGGAGCTCCGTGACGACACGCGTAACAGTCGGGAGCTGCGACTCCAGCCAGGCGACGAGAAGCTTTTCGACGCTGGCATAAGGCATCGGTCAGGACACTGACGTGCTCGTCGCCGCACCCGGGCCGGTGCCCGTGGACGCCGTGGCGGGCCCGGAGCCGCCGATGGGTCCTGCGCCACCGGGGACGGCCGTCGAGGCTTCACCGGACGTCTGAGCGGCCCGGATCGCCTCGGCGATGTCTTCCTTCGTCGCCGACTGCGCCACGGGCACGTTGACCCGGGCGGCGTGCTTGATCAGCTCCGCCTTCGTCATGCCCATCAGTTCGTCGGTGTCGTCGATGACGACGGCCCGCCCGTCGCGGACCAGCTCGCGGGCCTCGTCGTCGGTGACGTCGCGGGTGGTGCCGATGAGGCTGTTGTCGGGGTGGTAGCTGATGCGGACGGTTGGCACGGTAGGTCCTCCCTAGTCTCTGGCGGCGTCGAGTGAACGGCCGAGGACACGATGGCGTGGAGTCCGGGAAGTACCGAACTCGACATAGAACGCTTCGGGGCTGTCGTTGTAGAGCCGCCCGAACGCGCGGCTCGTCTTCCGCCGCTGCACACCCGACTCGACGTGGAACGACGCCTTGTACCGGCCGGGATGCGGGCCGTGCTCGTCCACGGGGGCGATGCTCTCGGCGTACACCTTCATCTTCTCGGCGCGGCGCCGCATCTCCGCCACCATGCCCGGCGACGTCAGGAGACGCCCGATACCGGAGTAGTCGGCCTGGTATCCGTCGGCCATCACGTCACCCGCTTCACGGGCACCTCGGTGCCGAAGAACGTGCCGGAGAACGGGGACCGCCACACACCCGGCTCACCCTCCACCTCGTACACGGCGCCACCGACACGGAACCGGTCGCCGGGCTGCACGTCGTAGCCGGGCAGCGGCGGCAGGAGCAGGGTTTTCCCGACGATGACCGTCGACTCGCCCTGGTCACGTTCGGAGGAGTAGCGGGGCGCGACACCCACATCGGGGAGGGGTGTCTCTGCGGGTTCGTCGTCGTACAGGTCGTTGCCGTAGCCGTCGGTGCCGATCAGGGTGTACCGCAGCCGGACGACCGTCTCCCCGTGCGCGAACCTCACTCTCGGTCGCCACCTCTCGGTACGCTGACCGGCATGACGACCACGCCTGGAAGGTGGAACCCGTGAGCAACTGGGCAACCGTGCTCCACGGCCCACTGATCCGCAGAGGTAGCGGCGCGACGACCTGGACGAAGCCTTACCCGGACGATCCGGCTGGCCGGGCCGTGTGGCACGCCGAGCAGGCTGCCGACCTGCTGAGACGGGCCTCCGAGTCGCGGTGGCCGGACCGACTCGAGCCGGTTCACACGCCCGACATGCGCCAGTTCCTGCGCGAAGCTGCGGATGGACAGATGGCCCTCGCCGCCACCTGGGCGACTGTGGCGGAGCCAGTCACCAAGGAGCAGCGCAGTCCCGCCGAGCCCTGACCCCGAACGCGACCGTCCCGACACCGCCGTTGCCGGCAGCCGCCGGGGCCAACTGGGTGAGCTCGTCCTGACCGACGAACAGGAACCCCGCCGCCAGCCGGAAGTTGTAGTTGACGCTGAACGGTCCGGCCGATTCGTTGCTCAACGCCGCCGGGTTCCGCAGCACCCGCAACACCATCGCCACCGCCACGTCGCGGGCGTCCCACCACGACACCGTGCCCAGGGCCAGGTTGCCCTCCAACGCCGGGACCGCGCTGCGCATCCTGCGGGACGCGGTCGCCAGCAGCCGCTCCGTCAACGTCACCTGCGGCACGTCCAACGCCCCGAACACGTCCACCACATCGTCCACCGACGCATACGGCAACGGGGCATCAGCGGCATCCACCAGCAGCGGGTGCCGCTCCCGCGCCGTCACCGTGCCCGACGCGACGAACAACACCACCCACCGGCCCGCCACGTCCGGAACGAACGTGTGCGGATACAGGCCGCTCGCTGCCGGGGCCTCCGCGACACCCACCTCCGGCACCGACGTCCCGTCCTCACGGAACGCCTCCGCCGTCACCACCGCACCCGTCGTCGTCTCCATCGTCAAGGTGACCGCGTCGCCGACCTCACTCATCTGCGCCTCACCCTCCCCGGCCCCGTCGACACCGTGACGTGCACCCGCCGCGTCACATCCCGCACCGTTCCCGCCGGGCCCGTGCGCCGCACCACCGCCGAACCCGACACCGGCGGCACACCCAGGCGCATCACCAGCACGTCATCCGCGCCCGTACCGTCGACGACCGCCCGCACCAGCACCCGCACCGGCGACACCGAATCGGTGGCACCCGCGTCGTCGCCCACCGTGCGGTCATAGGCAGCGGCCGACACGAACACGTCGCCCGACCCGGCCGGATCGTCGACCGGCAGCCCGCGAACGAACGCGAACGCCACCACATCGCTGGCGCCCGCGCCGTCGGTGAACGACCGCTGCGACGTGAGCGCCGGTGAAGCCACGTCGGTCGCACCGGCCGGGTCACCGATCGTGAGCCCCGCGCTGCCGCTGTACGTGTCGCCCGAACCCGCGTCGTCGACGACACCGAGGGCCTGCGTTTTCCCGGCAGTGTCCGACGCCCCGGCCGTGTCGGTGACAGTCACGGTGCGGGTGACCACCGTCGCGGCCGTGTCTGTGGGCCCGGAGTTGTCGGTGACGGTGAGCGCCTTGACCAGCGACACGACGGTCGTGTCCACGACACCGGCCGTGTCGGTGAACGTCCGGGCGGCGGTGGACGCGGTCGTGGCCGTGTCGACGGTGCCGCTGTCGTCGGTGAAGCTGCGTGTGTGCGTCGCTGCGACGGTCGCCGTGTCGGTGACACCGGCGGTGTCGTCGACAGTGCGGGTGGTGGTGACGGCCACGGTCGACGTGTCCGCCGCACCCGCGACGTCGGTGAACGTGCGGGACGCGGTCGAGGCCGCCGTGGCTGTGTCCGTGGACCCCGCGCCGTCGTCCACCGTCACCGCGCGGACCGCGGCGAGGCTCGCTGTGTCGGTGGCGCCCCCCGGGTCGGTGGCCGAGAACCCGGCCACCAGCGACCACGTGGTCGCATCGGTGCTGCCCGCCGCGTCGTCGACCGTCCTGCCGAACGTCGCCACCACCGCGGCGACATCTGTGGCGCCGGCTGTGTCCGTGAACGTGCGCGCGACCGTCGCGGCCAGCAGCGTCGTGTCCACAGACCCGGCCGGGTCGTCCACCGCAACCGGATGCGTCACCGAGGTCACGGCCGTGTCCGCGGCGCCTGCGCTGTCAGTGGCGGCGACAGTCACCGTCAGCGACAGAACAGCCGCGTCGCTCGCACCTGCCGGGTCGTCGACGGTCCGCGTGTAGGCGCCCGCGGTGGTCGCCGTGTCGACGGAGCCCGCCGGGTCGTCCACCGCCCGGGTGAACGTCGCAGCCGTCGCGGCGGTGTCCGTGGCCCCGGCGCTGTCGGTCGGGGTGACAGTGAACGTCGCCCCCGGCACGGCGGGCTTCACGGCCAGCGTGGCGGTGATCACGTTCACGTTGGTGTTGGCGCCGACCCAAGTCCCGCCGCCGATCGACGTCGCCGACGGCAGATGCGTCAGATCGTCCGCGACCGCGGTCGACGTGCCACCAGAACCCGTCGCATTCGCGACCGCCGCCACCGTGAACCCCGCCGGGGGCGACCACGCCGTGTTCGACGTCGTCGACCGCTCCGAGATGACCGACACCGCCAAAGCGCCGGCAGTGGCCGTGGCCGTGGTGGGTGTGGTGTGGCTGGTCTGGTTGACGGTCTCCGCGACCTGCGTCGCGACCTCGAACGGGGCGGTCGCAGCGGTCCCCGCCCAGGCGACGAGGACGGCGGTGTGCCGGTTGATGACGTCGTTCACCATCGCCACGGTCGCCCCGGCGTCACCGGCCTGCGCGACCCGGTACAGCAGGTACTGGCGAGATGTGGCGGTGGGGTGGTCGAACGGCGCGAGCAGCGCGGTCCAGCCGGTGGGGACAGTCGGGACGGCCGTGTTCAGCATCGTCCACGCGATGAGCAGCGCGTCGTTGGGCTGCACTGTGGCGGGGATGGTGAGGTTGAACGAGGTGGCGTTCGCGCCGCCGGTGGCCGTACCCCGCACCCACACCGTGGACACGTCCGACGCGTCGACCGCACCGGCACTGTCGGTGACCGTCAGCCCGTAGGTGACCGCCTGGGTGGCCGCGTCCGTGGCTGCGGCACTGTCGGTGACGGTGAGCCCGTAGACGGCCGCCGTCGAGAAGTCGTCGGCGGCACCGGCGGTGTCGTCACCGAGAATCCCGAACGCCGACTCGACGACCGCCGCATCCGACACACCGGCGTCGTCGTCCACCGCAAGCTCCGGCAGGTCGACCACATACGCCGGATGCCCGAACCGGGGCTGGATGGGGGTGCGGCGACCGAACAGCGGTGCGGTCACCGGTCACCCCAGAGAGTCGTGGACGGCCACCGGAGTCGACAGGTTCCCCGACGGGGACCCCTTGCCGAGCCGGAACGGCAACGGCCCCAGCGGGCCCTCACTGGACACCCCCACGCCCGACAGGAACATCTGCGGCCAGTTCGCCGAGGACGACGTGTAGCCGTACAGGTAGTTCGTGGCCGACGCGGCCCCGAAGTTCTGCCCCGACATGGTGATCGTGTCCGACACGTTGTCGGAGTCGACGTCGTCGCCCTTGTACAGCCACACGTCCGCGTTGCCCGTCGTGGTGCTGGCCTGCACCCGGGCCTCGATGCGCATCCACGACCCGGCCACCACCGTGGCCGTCGTGTAGGCGAACACCGTCGCGTCGAAGTTGCACACGAACACGCGTGCGGTCGCCGGGTCGATGCCCACCATCGAACACACCCCGGTCGCCGAACCCGTGGACTCCGCACGCCACACGTAGCATTTGCTGCCCGTCGGCAGGGTCGAGTAGTACAGGTAGAACCGCGCCCACACCTGGGTTTGGGTGCCCATCGACGTGGACCAGTTGAACTTCGGGCTGGCGCTCGTCGCCCCCGTGCTGATCTCCATCGAGAACTCGGCGGTCGGCCGCGCCGGGGTGGCCGAGTACCGCATCACCACACCGGAGATCCCGGCGTTCTGCACCAGGTCGAACGCGTCCCCGCCCTGCGCCGAGTTCGCTGCCGTCAACGTCGTCCCCGCCGGGCCGCCGTCGAAGTTGTTCTCCAGAACCGTCACCGGCTACTGCTCGAACACGAGGTTGATGTGCACGTTGCCCGCCGCGACGGCCGTCAGGCGCAACGCCCGGTTCGTCGACACCGGCTGGTACATCTCACGGGCGTACGGGTGGAACGCCGAGTACATGCCCGGCAGCGGGAACACCCACGACGGCAGGGTGCCGCGCGCGAACCCCGCCGGTTCCACCGTGTCCGCGATCTTCACCGTGCCCAAGAGGGCCACAGGGCCCTGGTCCATGCCGTACTTGAACGCCGTCACCGTCGTCCCCGTGCCGGTCGTCGTGAACGTCCCCCACTCGACCACGCACGACGACGCCGCCGTGTGCGAGAACGACAACTCCAACGCGATCACCGTCAACGGTGCCGTCGAGCCGGTGGGGATCTCGATGCACGTCTTCGCCGTCGCCGCCACCAACGCGATCGACCCCGTCGAGACGCTGTACTGGGTGGCCATCAGCCACCACCGACCGGACCGGGCGGATACGCCCAACCCGGACGCTGCCACGGCGGGTCATCCGGGTGATCGGCGCCGCAGTGATGCACCCGCGGACCACCCCGACCCGCGTACGCGTCGAGTCCGGTCACCATCGCCACGCCGTCGATGTCCTCGACCGTCTCGTGCATCCACGTGCCGTGCTGCAACGGCTCGCCGCAGCCCGAGCACACGTAGCAGCCGACCTTCGTGCCGAGAAAGTCCACGGCGCCCGGACGCACAAGCGGCGTGTCCCCCGAGGACTTCGGCACCGGGAACGGCGTGAACTCCGCCACGTCACTCACCCGGAGCCAACCCGGCGACAGCCGAGAACACGCTGTTCACCGTGAACGCGATGTTCGCGTCCGTCTCCACCTTCATCACAAACCCCGACGCCGTCCCCGTGCCGTTGCCGGCCATCGGGACCGAGAACGTGGTCGCCGTCAGATTCGTCACCGACCACACCCCGTTCGCGCGGGTGTTCACCAGATGCTCGAACACCTCCACCACGTCCCCGTTCACATACCCGTGGGACGCCGAAGTGGTGATCACGAGCGGGTTCGCGCTCGACGACGACGCGATCGCCACCGGCGCGAACCACGCCAGCGACGACGCCTGATCGGCCGCCACCGCCGCCACGAACGACGCCAGCATCGAATCCGGCCCGTTCAAGATGCGTGTCGCCAACTGCCTGCGCTTCACCCACGCATTCGACGACAGGGCACCCTGAACCTCCGAGGACACCGAGATCGCGGCCCGCACCATCGCCGACCGGATCCGCGACGCATACAACGGATCCGCCACCATCT